ATACGTATGAATACCATTTGCAATACAGACGACACGATTGACTCGCGAGATCTATGCAGTCAGCTCCAGCTATTGAAGGATGACTTAGAAAGCGAGTATGAAGACTTTATTCTGGAGTTGAGTAATTTATCTGATCAGTACATGAGCCTCATGGATAAGTGGGACATGGTTGAGATACTAAAGGAGGGGTACTCCTTAGACACATACAAGGATGAGTGCAAGTCAAAACTGATTGACGAGTGGAGATCGATCAAGGATTTTATTGACGAGATCGAGTCCGAGCGTGGATACGAAGAGACTTATCGCCATGGCGTCACGCTGGTTCACGACAACTACTTCGATGAGTATATCGAAAAAGACCATAACTCCCTGCGGCCACCGCATAAAGAGAGCTGGCCGTATAATCACATTGACTGGGTGAAAGCCGCTAAACAGCGTCGACAAGACTTCGCTGAGTTGACCTGGGACGGAAATACTTATTTAGTAGAGAGGGTTTAATGAATAAGCGAACTATAACTATCCATCAGATATGCATTCAAATTATTCATGTGTTACTATTCCAGAAGCTTGTTTAAGAGTTGTTTAGAATAAATATGAATTATGCAAACAATAAAGATAGAGATCCCAAAGATTAATATTGGGAAGATTCGATCTGGTGTTATAGCTGGATCAGTTATTAAAACGAAGAAAGAGAAAGCCAAGAATTGGCGAAAAAGAAAACATAAGAGGAAGTATGCGGATTAGCGAAACAACTACTGACAAGAGCAAGATTGGGTTCAAAGATGCATTCCACGTTCCAGGTATTGCTGTTACTTCAGATTTCGAAATTAAACCTGGAACGTATGTTAAATTCTCAGATTCTTCGATGAAGAAAGTGACAGAAGTCACTGGAGCTGGTCAATTCCATGGGATTGTTGATCCATTTGTTGATCATTTGATCCCTCCTGGAGAGATTTTCTATGTCATCGTTCATCCGAGTATGAGCAATAATTTGCGTCACGAATTCACAATTGACATCTCACTTGCGAAAAACGAACGTGTGTGGACAGAACAGGATGAAGAAGACTCAGATTATCTGAATGATTCATGTAGAGGTTGTTACAATTAATGATTATTCCAAATAAGAAATCTGATGAATCTATCCAAGATCATCAGATTTCTTTTCTATTGGCGTATGGTGCGATCAAGAAAGGGGAAATGTGGTTCATTCCACCTTTTCCTAATATTAAAGAATTCTATACCAAAACAAGTAACTTGTATATGGCATATACAATCGCTCTTGATGGTGTTAAGTTATTGAAAAAGAATCAAGGTTAGATCTTTAACAAATCACTAAAAGAATACATATCTTTCATGAAGATAGATGGTGAATCAAGAACACTTGATTCTAGATCCCCTTCTCTTCGTGGAAGATATTTTATTTTAAACGAACAGTTATTTGTTCTGCAGAATTCTTCGGCAATCTGTTTTACAGTATAACCTTTTCCGTGTCCTAGATTCTCAATACGATTTGTTGGCGAATCTAATGAATCGGCGATGGCTGTACAGATTTCCATCACATGGACATAATCTCTGACAGCAGTTCCGTCTGGAGTATTATAATCATATCCATAGAGATTGAAATTTCCAGTCTCTTTTGCTTTAATCAGATTGAAGAATAATCCATCTGGATTAGTTGGAGGAAATTTGCCATTCGTTCCGATTACATTATAGAAACGGAATATATTGAATGGAATTTTCATGCTCCTACAATAGGAATCTACTATATCTTCTGCGCACCTTTTCGATAAAGAATAAGGAACGACAGGAGATACAGCTGTTCCTGTAGATGCAAAAACAAATGAATCGAATTGAAGGTTCTTAAGAACCTCAATCGTTCCAATAAGATTCGTTTGGTAGTATTTTAATGGATTCGAAACAGATTCGTTTACACGAACCAATGCTGCCAAATGAATCACTGTATCAAATTTTGGTAGCGTCCATATATATGGATATAGAATATCTAAATTGAAAAATCTTTTTTCTTCTGTATGTGTGATGTCGAGGCCATATACAACATGGCCTCGTTCATTTAGTAATGATTTAAGATGGCTACCAATATAGCCTTGCGAACCAGTAATCAATATTTTCATACTATTGCTTATTGTATTTTGACTTCATCTCATCTAATTGCTCTTCAATTTCCCAACGTTCTTTCATTGCGAATTTCTTAAAGAACATGAGATCTGAGAGAGCAGAATCATATAACTCTTGAGTGATATCTCCTTGAAGTCTCAAGAATTCGAATATATTGACAAGTCGAAACCAAGCAGTTTCTTTCATGTCATTCAATAGTGGTTCTGTACAATTAGAACATCTAGTCATAATATCTCCAAAAGTTGCGCAATGTATACAAAAATCAAAGTGCATAAGTAGAAATTATAAAAAATATAAATATATTTATACGATTATGGAAGTCGTTACGCAACTCCCATAATCTAAACACAAACTAAGGATAAGTTAGCTTATGTCTAAACCTATTTATTGCACTTACCTCACTGTATACAAAGGTAATAAACTCCCTCCATTTTATATTGGATCCACTTCTGTTGTCAAGATCAACAATGGTTATCGTGGTTCAGTTAAATCTAAGAAATACAAAGAAATCTGGAAATCTGAATTAAAGAATAATCCGAATCTATTTACAACAAAAATTGTAACAATTCACGATTCTAGACAAGAAGCTCTTGACAAGGAAGATTTGTTACACAAGAAACTTAATGTTGTTAAATCACCAATGTATATTAATATTTCATTTGCATCTAAGAACGGTTATTTTGGAACTTCGTTATCTAGATATGGACAAGACGCCCCATTCTACGGTAAAACGCATACAACAGAAACAAAAATGAAAATATCTAATAGTTTATGTGGTACAAGTAACCATATGTATGGTAAAACACACAGCCAAGAAGCTAGAAAGAATATTTCTTTAAAATTGTCAGGCAATAAAAATGGTTCTTTTGGAAAGGGATGGTTTTATAATCCGTCAACATATGACAGTATTAAATGTTTTCCTGAAAATAAACCAGAAAATTATATTCCTGGAAGAAAAATAAAACCAAGAATAACAAAGTAATGAACATTTAAATTGGTCGAGAAGGTAGGATTTGAACCTACGACCTCCTGTTTCCAAAACAGGCGGGGACTCCAGACTCCCCTACTTCTCGAAAAACTTTTGATGGAAAAGAGTGGGATTCGAACCCACGTGCTTCTGTTCCCAAAACAGACGAGATAAACCAGACTCCTCTATTTCCCGATATTAAACTTGGAGCGGCCAGTCAAATTCGAATTGACACCAAGAGTTTGGAAGACTCCTGTGCTACCGTTAACACCATGACCGCATATAATCTTTTGGAGGGTATGTTGAGAATTGAACTCAATCTGAGAGATTCACAGTCTCCCGTGCAAAACCTTAAACACTTCATACCCAAACTTTGGTGCTCCCACCAGGATTCGAACCTGGACCGTGCTCTAATCAGGAGCGAACAGCTTATAAGGCTGCCGTGCTTACCATTACACCATAGGAGCAAATTTTTGGCTCTCCCGTTCGGATTCGAACCGAAATCGACGGTTTTGGAGACCGTAATGTTACCATTACACCACAGGAGTATTATTATTTATAGAACTCTTTGAGAGACCAGACCTCGAACCTGGATCAGTTAGCTTTGAACTAGCACCCAATTAGTGCCCTGGTTTTTCCTTGTTAAACTATCTCTCGAAATTTAAATTAATCAGTATGGATTAATAAGATATCTTTTTCATCCAATCTTTTCATCTGCTTACTAGATGTTGGACCTACTGATTAAAGTTGGTTGCGGAGGTAGGATTTGAACCTTTTGAGACGTCCTCTTGGTTATGAGCCAAGCGAGCTGACCGCTGCTCTACTCCACAACAATTTAATACGAACTAAACGAAACACTCATTCTTTCGAAATCAACTTCTTCTGGATTGATTTGTGAAAGATCGAATCCTTCAACTTCAAAAACCTTTTCGGTCAATGTATGGTCCATTCCACAAGATCCATTACAAGAACAACCTGAGGAATAGCACCACAAAATCTTTCCTTCCGAATTAACTCCAATTCCTTCATAGTCATGGTGGCCGTAACCGTGTTCTTCGTTACAAATTTCTTTTACAATAACGCATTCCTCATCATCGAATGAAGACTTTGGTAGTGTATTGTAATTTTCAACAACATATTTAATGATATCCATTATTCCTCACAAATTTTATGGTGGAAGCCGTGAGATTTGAACTCACAATCCCCTTGGGGAAATGGTTTTACAGACCACCGCAGCTAACCGTATCTGCCTGACTTCCATTAATCTTTTCTAAAAACAAACTCAGTATCAATCGCACGTCTATCACTAAGAATTTGGCGGTCTGTAGAGGATTCGACCAATGACTCCTAATCTAAAATATTAGGTGTTTTTCCTAGTCATACAATAATTTGCATAACACTAAACTAACAGACACATGAATTTGGTGGACAAGGAGGGAGTCGAACCCTCAAATCTGCCGTGCAAAGGCAGCAGTTTCCCATTAGCTTACTCGCCCGTAGAAATTTTTGGCGGTTCGTGAGGGAATTGAACCCTCGACTTTCCGTAGACAGCGGAAGGTTTTACCACTAAACTAACGAACCAACTTACTATAATACTTAGTATACTTCTTTTAGAACATTTCGTCAAACTCTTTTACCATTTTGTTAAAGAAAAAAGAACGATACTACCATCACGATCAATACCAAACTGCATATCTTTGAATGTAAAGAACCACACTTCAAACAGATTTGAGTATTCAAGATCTGGAATCACTTCAGATAAACCAATTTCTTGAAGAGAAGAAATTACATCGTCATTAGGTTTCATAATTATCCTTTATTATAACTTGGAGCACTGTGATGGAATCGAACCATCGTTAACTGTTTTGCAGACAGTTACCTAGCCTCTCGGACAACAGTGCAAAAATTGTTTGGTGGGATCGGTGAGGCTCGAACTCACAACTCCAGACTTAAAAGGTCTGTACTCTACCATTGAGTTACGATCCCAAAATTTCTTTCATCACTTTCACATTTGATATTCACACAAACATTGAACCAACCTGACCATCAGTTTTGGATACTTAAAATTATGGAGGAGGATGATAGCATCGAACTATTATCCCTAGAGATACTACGGTTTTCAAGACCGTGCGGGGAGCCAACCCCAGCATCCTCCAATATTTGGCTCCTCGGGCAGGACTCGAACCTACAACATCCTGGTTAACAGCCAAGCGCTCTACCATTGAGCTACCGAGGAACAACTTAAAAAGGCCCGAACTGGGATTTCACGGGTATTCTCTGCATGCTGAGTTATTCCCTATCGTTCCATAGAAGGTAACCATACATAGCACCATTTTCTATTGTCTATCCAGTTCAAAATTATTTAGAGCATCCAGAAGCGTGAACTATGTGTTCAACATTATACCAACTGGAATGGTTGGGTTATTATCCACAACTTATGTCGCTTGCTCTATTTTGGTAGCCCTGGGAGGAGTTGAACCTCATGCCGTCCGCCCAACTCTAAGGATCGGTTTAGAAGACCGATGTCGGGTTCAGGGCCAAAACTTGTAACAAGTGAGAGGATCAACTTCATCAACTCAATCACTTATTTATTATACTTCATTTTACTACTTTCGTCAACCCAGGCGATTCTTTACCAAACTGATAGTTCACGCATTGTTCAATGAACTTCCATGCGTAGATCAGGATAAAGAATCGCCGATCACTTAATTTAGATATTCAGTTGTCAAAGAACTAAAGAACTTTACTTATTTAGTTTACTACTTTTTACTTCTTTTCGTCAAGCACTTTTTGTGAATTTTTGTTTCAAAAATTTTTTACATTAATCTTCTTCGGTGTAGAGTTCGATATCTTCACGAAGAATTTTTGTTGCATGGATAGGTTCATCAGTCTGATCTACTCCAATAGCCCAAATTTCTTCATTGATTTCAACTACACGCCAACCAGTCCATTTCATTTCACGACAAGGTTCAACTCCTCCAATAACTTTTGTCTGTTTCCCATAATACGCATTCATTACTTCATTTTCAGTCATTTGTAATCCTTAAAAGAATCGAACGGTTCGGAGATTGTCTTCGTCACAAGTGAGAATTCCGAGATTCGTTTCGACGACAAAATTCTCGCCATCGAAGGATACGCAATAATCTGTAACAGAACCAGAGAATCGAACCAATTGTCCGATCCTAGCAGCCCGAACCTGATCATCGGTAATTTCGAACCACGGCGCACTTGCCATTTCCATACAACCAGTATACCTTATTGTGATAGGAATGTCAAGTAAAATCTTATGCGAAATTAGGAGGAATCATCACTCTAAACTTTTTGAAGTCTGCTTTCGTTGCCTGGCGAATGTCATTCTTGAGATAGGCAGCAGTGCCGTCCATCCAGCAATGGCCGCCGAGAAGAGGGTTCCCAGCAAGTATTTGCATCTCCATCTCGCTCACGATAAATCCCAGAGTGTGTTCGCCCTTTACGATGTACTGTGTTGTGTTCATTATATAACTTTATAGGCTATTGAAAATGGCCACAGCGTCTTCATTGTTCGTATCCCAGAGGATACGAACAGTATTCTTTGTCGTCTGGTTCCAGATTTCGTACTGATAGTTCCCAGTTTGGAATAGGACGATCTTCTGTCTGTTCTTGTTTTTGCTATTAATGAAAACGATCATAGAACCATTATAGCGCACTCAATCCACCGAAGCAATCTTTTTTGAAATTTTTATTGCCTTTAGAATCAATGACTTGCAGTCAACTCATTGAAAATAAACGAAATATTCTTTCCCTCATGCATGTGTATGCACGCTCATTTCAATATGAAAATTATTCTTCTGCTTGTGATCCCCTTCATGGGCGTCCGAAATGGTTCGGTATACCCTTGGTATACCGTCCTGGCCGATCGTTCCTGTGAGGAATGATTTTGGACACAGGCTGCATCCAAAATCATAAAGCCTATTGGCTGCGAAGAATATTCTCTTTGTTTTCAATTACTTGCTGCAACTCATTGAAAATAAATAGAATATAGTTCAGAAAAAACTTTGATCTATTGTTCGTTCGAGGTATAATGGTTCTATGAAAGCTTATCGAAATATTCGGTTAACTGAATGTCCAGATATCGCAGATATCCAATACGAAGGGCGAAAGACCTCTGTTGGTCGGATTCTTAGAGGAGAGAAGGCGGTCCCTCGCTACAAGAACGGTATTGTTGGATATGCTGATGGTACTCCTGGAATCGACCTCAATGCCGATAAGATCGTCCACAACGATCGTGGTTACTGCCGTCCCAAAAAGAAGAAGTCGGTCCGTCGTTATTTGAAGCGCAAAGACAAAGCGATGGAAATGAAGTTCCAAAAAAACTCTGAAAATTTTTCTCAGAACGCTTGACATTTTCCGATCAAATAGAGTACACTAATAATATGAAGAAACGCTTCTCAAATTCTAACGAAGTCTACTGGGGCAAAGAACCCGAAGCAAAAGATTTCGTGGATCCTCTTTCGCCGAACTTTCGCACTTTTCTTCTTGAATCTCTGGCGTGGTACAACTACTCCACGACTTCGGAAAAGAAGAAGAGATGGTTTATTGACTGGGTGAAGGCCACTCGTCCGAAGGCGAATCACGCTGCTCTTGAAGTCATCAATGATGGCGCCTTCACTACTGCTGGTGCTCTGGCTCGGATGCATTCTCGTGGACTAACTGAATCCGATTACATTAACCGAAAACTCGCTGGTTGGGTTTCGGACTTTATTACCGAAGGCGAAGGAATCCTTCGTGCGAAGTCTGTTCAGAAAGAAACCAAGAAGAAGCTTGTTGAAGCCGATCCTCGTCTGTCGAATATGATTAATTCGCTAGATGAAGAATTGGATCGTCTTATCAAGAATAACTATAAACCGACGGGATTCAATATGGATTATTGGATTCGTCTGAATACTCCTTCTCCGGCTCATCATGCTGCGATTAAAGATCGCTTCATGAAGCTTCTTGAAGAGATTACGAATGAAGATGATGAGCAGATTGCAGAAGCTTACTCTCATCTTAAAGAGAAACAATTCAATAATCTGGTTGAATTCGTTCTCGATATTGTTTCTACGAAGAAGATTCGGAAGACTCGGGTCGTTCGTAAGAAGAAGACCGCTTCTCCTGTGAAACAAGTTTCTAAGATGAAGTATGCTGATAACGATCCGGATACTGGTGTTAAATCTGTTTCTCCCACCGACATTCCTGGTTCTAAGGTAGTCTGGGTTTGGAATAAGAAGTATCGGATGCTTGGCGCTTATTATGCTCAGGATGGTGATGAAATCGCAGTGAAGGGTACGACTCTTCTAAACTTCGACGAAGAGATTTCTGTCTGGAAGAAGATTCGTAAACCGGAAGTAATTATCCCTCAGATGATCTCCGCAGGAAAACCTGCAATGAAAAAAATCTTCGAAGGAATCGCTTCTAAGTCTTCTAAGATGACTGGTCGAATTAACTCTGATACTGTGATCTTGAAGATCTCGTAATAATAAATAAAGATAGGAATATGACTCACAACGAAACTGTAAATTATCTTGTACTCCAGGGCTGGGAGTATGATGCGAATGCTGGTGATGGCTTCGCTTTTCGACCTAATTGGTATGATGAGGATATCGATGAACAAGAATGGTTCACTATTGACCAAGCTCTTAAAATCGAAAAGATTAATGATCCAGAATCTTATCGAGAATATGATATGGTTCAGAATCTGAATTCTAGATACGCTTGTATGTTCTCTCAATATATGGAGTCGTAGATGATTCTCGGTTGGGTTATTACAAAGACTCATTCCTCTGGCGTAACAGAAGTTTACGCCAGAGATTATAAAGAATCATGTTTTGGATATTTTACGCCGAAGATTTCTGAATCTTATATCTTTCGAAATCGTTCGGCTGCTGAGTTAGAATTTAAGAATTATATAACTATTGTTTCGGAATCATTTGAACTGGTTCCGGTAGAAGCTTATATCTAACTCAAGAAATTAACCCAACCTAGGATGTGTTTTCCCCAATCATAGTTCTCTCTTGCGAACTCTTGAATGTCGAGGCATTTTTTATTATATGCTTCTGGATTCTTTTGATAATATTCAATAGATTCTTTCAGAGCAGAACAATATTGATCCTCTTCAGGATAACCCATAGGAAGAACTACACCACCACCTTTATGTCCATAATCTTCGAAATATCCAACTGGTGTTGATAAGACTAATCTTCCTGCTGCAGCTGCTTCCATAGAAGGCAATCCAGCAGATTCTTCAATAGAAGACACTGCCAATGCATCGATTGAGTTATAATAACCTGGCATACACATCCAGTTATAGAAATTATGTTCCACTAATTTAACTTGTGGAATTTCTGTTGCAGTCTGTTTAACTAGATGACCACGTTTAATCTCTACATCGAAGAAATTCTTAGTCTCTTTCGCCCCACCATATCCTAACTTCTCAAGTTTTTCCGAAGGTTTCCTATAGAAGGAGTCGAAATGAATTCCAAAAGGAATTACATCAGGAATTCTTTCGACTCCAAATTCTGCCGCTTTATTCTTCAATACATTAGAAACTACACCAAATTTTTTAATTTGATTGTAGAAGAGATTACCGAAATCTCTTCTAGCAAGAAGCATATCCCACTGTCCATGAGCAACTGTTGCTAATTTTTCAGGTGGAATTCCTAGTCTGTTCAGATGAACAATCGCTTCCGGATTAGTAACGAATAGATCGTAGGAGTCGTTTAATAAACGAATTTCATCAGGAGTATAGTGTTGTGTCCAATCAAGCAGATTGGCAATAATTCCATACTTGTATAACTCTTTCTCTAATCCTCTGTGGATTGCAGCAAATGCCCATCTAGATTGTGTGTAGAAAATAACTTTCTTCATTTATGAAGCAACCTTATCACCTAATAACATTTTGAATCCATTATTATAAGCATATTTGAAATATTTCGCCATATGAGGAATTCCACCATTTCCAGCTGTAGCTACTGCGTCACCACCATATTCCCATCCTTTCAATGATCCCCACATTTCTCTATCTGATAATGGATGTGGCGGAACCCAAGTCTTGTATTCAGAATACTTCTGAAGCATCCAAGAGAAATGCATATCTTCACCAACTGAGAATTCGTGATTAATAGGAGGCAATTCTCTACAAAAATGAGTGATCATATCTCTATGGAAGAACCAAGCGTGACCACCATAATCAACCATTTCTGGTTTTTCGTTGGGGTTATCCCAACCAATACGTTTCTCATATCCAAAATTGGAATTATTGATAATTACACCAATAGTTGTGTGAAGTCCAGGATGATTCTTCTGAGTCTCTAAACAATTCTCGAACCACTTCTTACCTGGAATAGTATCATCATCGAAAATACAAACCCAATTTGTTCTAGCATTCAAAGCATAATAGAATCTAGACCATACTCCAAAATTTGTGTTTGAAATAGAAGAAACACATTTATTAATATATGTATTATCGTATTGAACTCCTGGCATCGAATTCTGCCAATACATAATATGCTTCGGCTGAATTGTTGATGTTGTTACAGCATCAAATTGTTCTTTTAAATTTTCAGGCCGTCTATATCCATTTAGCACCACAGTTATATCATTCATTTTATTAAGAACCCCATGTACAAGTTAATTTTGAGTGAAAAGAATCTGGTTGATAGTAACCTCTAATATTTATATCTGAACCCAACCAAGGATGTAATGTTGAACCAATATCAAGATATGTATTATTTTGATTGGTTTCCCATAGACTTTGAGATAATATCTTACCCAAAGGACCACAAGCAAATAAGAAGATCTTATTACTTGATCGCATATTTTTAATAAAATCTATAACAGCCAAATCATTTACCCAAGCATTATAACCAACACCAATAAATGTGCAAGGAAATGGAAGATTGTCTACTTGTGATTTACTATTAGCAATCAATACAATATCTTTCTTCTTGAATTCAGGTATAAAATTATCTACGAAAAATTTATAATTGGAATTTACGAAGATATTAGCAAAAGTTAAATTATCTTCATGTTGACCGCTCACATCTTTCATATTTTGAAAATTCGCTTGTCCTTGACAACATGGACAAACTATTCCGACATAATAATTTGGATCTCTGTATGTAAATGATTTATGTAAAAGCGATCTTGCAATTTCATATTGTGGCTCAGGACCATTAGTCATCCATTCCCCATAACCAGATGCAATGGTCTCTTTTCTTAGTGCAATCATTTCACCGTCACCGAATCTGGCTAACGCAAAATGTTCACCGGAATTAATTTTATTTAGAAATTTTTCTATTTCATGATTAAAGTATTTCATATATGGATTTTATCTTGATTATTATTCCACCAATTTGTTTCATCTGAAATTATTTGTGGTAAGTTGTATTTATTGATTACCTCAGAATTACCTGATGTGATAGATATAGTATTGGAAACTGCTGAACCTCTTACAACATATAATCCGAATCTCTTCAGATTTATTAGGAGAAAAGTGTCACCCCACATTATTTTTAGTTGTTCCGGTATATGTTTGTATTTATGTTTATGTACAAACATCATACATCCAAAAGCAAATGGCCAGTCTTGAATCTGTTCTATTCTAGGTTCACCTTCATTATTGTAAATATCTATACCAATCAATCCTACGGATAATAACAAATCTTCGTTAATTAAATTGAAAATAGATTTATCGAATGTAATATCATCATTAAGTAAACATATTGAGTTATTTTTAGATATATCAACTCCAAGATTCCAAGAAGGATTGACGAAGATATTTTGATGTTTATTGATAACAGTTATCTTGCAATTATTCAAAATATCCCATTTCGGGGTGTTAGTGGAATCATTGTTTATGATGATAATTTCATCTATCTGATCGACAGAAATCAGATCAAATAATAATGTTTGAGTTGTTTCACATTTCCAGAGAGTTGGTATAATTACAGTTATCATAATATTATCTCGTATTTCTATCTAGTTTGACGTATTCGTTATCGTGTGATAGTGCTTCAACATCATATATGAAATGTATATTCTCTTCTCCGATTTTTGGAGCCAACCTAGAATATGTTGGATGTAGATCTGGACAATCTAATCTGTGTGGTTTTTCATACACATCTTGAACAGATTCTATTAGAGGAAGAATATACTTTTTAGGGAATACACTAAAATATTGTGGATCTGCAGTATATCTATGATTATCCCACCATCCCTTTTCTCTGAAGAAGAAATTGAATTTTTCTGGATCTATATTATAATTGCTAATCGAGTCATTGAATAATATATCAAATCTTGTAGAAACAATCAGATCTATATCTTCTTCTATCATCGATTCTAAAGATTTCTTATAAGTTGTTCTTAAATCAGAATTAGAATATTGGATTAATTGATGTTTCTTGGGTTTATATTTATCAATTAGTTCTTCTTGTGTTTCATTGTGATAAGTTGTTATATAAATATTCGGATTCTCAAAAGTATATATTAAATTCTTATTGATATTTTCGTATCCTCTTCGCCAATCCCGCCCTCTATCACCATATGATATTCCACACAAATTAATAGCAACACGCATGTTAGTAAATATTGACATATCTTCTCAATTCCTCTTCAGTAAAACCATATTGTATTATGTCAGAAATTTTCAATTTATTAGAAGCGATCATTGAAGTGTGTATATATCTTATCGGAGCCTGGTGTTCACCAGCAATAATATTATCATTTCTTATCGGAACTCTGATAATTTCTTGTATGTATTTAGGGAATAATTTGTGTTCTAATGGAGGGTTATTGGTTGAGATAGAATCCCATGCATCTTTAAATAATAGCATATTTTCATAATTCATTATGAAATGGAAATCGCCTCGATAATCTTGATAATTGTTTAGTGTTATGCAATTAACATCATATTCAGAAAGAATAACATTTTTCCATATTAGAATATCTGGTCGATAAAGGATAACGAGATCGTAACTAATTCCTTGAGTCTTAACCCATTCGTCTATCAATTCACAACCTAGCTTTATTGATAACGAATGTGATGCGATGGCAAAGGAATTGTGATTGACTCTAGATTGTTCTAATTTAGATATTATGATTTCTTTGTATAAATTGTTATCTTCGAACTTATATGCAACTGGTTTGTATAAACTTGTTAAATTTTCTTGTATGTCTGGATTCCATGAATGTATAAAGAAATCGAATTTATAGTCTGAATTCGGTTCTATGAAATGTTTGACAATAGAATTATATGCTGCGACATAATTAATGTATTCGCCTTCTCTATATAATTGTCCAGGTAAATCGAATTTACCTGTGACTTTAGATACAGCACCTTTAATTAGAAAAGCTACTCGTTTCATACCAAATATTTATCTCCAGGAGCACTCGGAACCTTAATACAAAGTATAGTACAATCTTCAACAAATATTGGTTCAGAAATTTCATTTGGTTGAATTATGAATATATTTCCTGAATTTAAAGTTCTATCTGCTATAATCATTTTACCTGAAATTAGAATATTATATTCCGTAGCAATTTTATGATAATGCGCTGGCCAGTATTCGTCTTTCTTGTGTGTGAGTATACCAATTTCAAAGCCTTTTGTTCTAATAATATTAGGTTCAAAATCACCAACAACCCAACCACGAAAAAACTCAGATAAGTGTTTTATAATCATAAGTTCCGTCTAATAAGATACTTTTCAAGATCTTCGGGAATACCTACAGCATTATGCTGCTCATTTGGTATGTGATGAATACCAATCTCGTATCCTTTAGAAATTAGATAATTATATGAAGGACCAATATAAAATTCAGAATTATATCTTTCTCCATTCGAGATCATTTGTTCTGCACTCTCAACAAAATATCTACCACGTTTCCAATAATGAATTCCATTCAAGCTAATGTTGCTTATAACTTGTTTTTCTTTAACCTCAACAACACGCCCTTTAGTGTTTATTTTGGCATAACTATTTTTGTTAGAATTTTCATAATATGTCACTATAGTCCCATCATATAACTTACAAGTATTGAGAAAAGTTTTTCCATCCCAATTCATAATTTGATCGCAATTAGTAATAAGCAATTCAGTTTCGTTATCAATTAATTCTTTGGCTAGTAGTGCAGAACAAGCCGGACCTTCTGTGGTGTAATCAATATCAATTATTCTGCAATCCGGTTTGATTTTTCTTAAAATTTTGTCTATGGCATATTCTTCAATATGCCATTTTTGGACCACGAATATATAGTCGCCTTCTAAATCTAATGATTCGATTACATATTCAATAAGAGGTCTGTTATTTATTTTTATTAGAGGTTTAGGTAATGTATATTCTGTATTGTTGAATCTGGAACCTCTTCCAGCCATAGGAATAAGAATATGCATAATTAGATTCTGTAAGCAATACTCAATCCATAATCGTCGTCGTGTTCAAAATATTTTTCTACTCTATACATACTTTCGTCTATTGCAGGTAGAAATACAACTGGACCAGGATGTGAATTTGTATCGTGGAAAATAACAATACCATCTTCCGATAGCATGTCGGTATACAACCAATCATTGATTACCATATTAACCGAATGCCAACCATCGATTAACAAGATAGAAATTTTATCCATTCCAATTTCTTCGGCATATTTACGAATTGTGGTTTGATTCGCCGAATTCTCACGAATAGTATACACTCTCTTCTCTTCATTATTCAAATAAGACTTATCATCTAAATCAATACCTAGATATGGAATATTATCTGGTTTATTTGTCAATAACGCATTAGTGAAAGAACCTAGACCGTTTCTAGATACTCCTATTTCGATAATACCGTGCGTCATGTAATCTTTACACACCTTATCTACTAGATCATATGAGTTTTTGGTAATTTCTACATTATGTCCAGCAGTCCATGTAAAATTCCAATCATCATCGTTACTGTATTGAGACATCTGGGGTTTGAATTTCAATCCCTTAATATCTGTATTATGTTCTATGATGTTAATATAATGATTGTTGATAGTTATATTCATCTAATAATTCCCCATTTCTCAATTGCAATTCTATATTCTTCGCCTTCATTTCCATCAATTGATTGTCTCATTGCCAATGCCCCAGAAAGTGTTCCTCCAGGATGACCATGAACTGCTCCACCAGCATTTGCTAGATAATCAAATCCAACTAGATTAGTTATTTTTTGAATTAATCCTGGATGCATTCCACAACTCAATGCTGGAGCTGTATTACCAGCTCTGAGAATATCTAAACACTCTAGAATCTCGTCTGGGTCGTCGTTACTATATCCACCAACCATACCAGTTTGGATAGTATCAACACCCATCAAAGTTGCTAATTTACAGATAACTGGCCAAGAAATACTGAAACGATGTGAAACGTCCGTGAATATTTTGGCACCACTACTCTGTAAATGTAAGAATAGGGGTAAGTTAGATTTTCTTATACTGTTATATACACCTAAACCACTATAAACATTGATGTGTACACCATTACCACCATTCTGATAAACTGAATTAATTCTATCCATAACAACATGTGGATCACAATTAATTGTGTGACAGAAAATAACTTTTCTTGATTGTTTCGATAGATAATTTGCAATAATATCTACACGTCTCTCAAGTGGAGCACATAGAGGATTACTCATGATTTCATCTTCTTTAATAAAATCTACACCACCATCAACCATTTGCTTAACCATTTCTAATAGAACTTCTGGTGTAATTCCAATTTTAGGTTTAACAATACTACCGAATAATGGTTTATTGTATTGGTTTGTAAATTTTCTGATACCAGATAACCCAAATCTCGGACCAAGAAAAGATCCGGTGACAGAATCTGGTAGATGCAGGCGAACTAATCTACATCTTTGAATAATATTGATGTCTAAATGTCCACCCATTAATTGACATAATAGATGCGAAATACCATCAGTATCCCAATCAGTATTAATTATTGGAAATGCAATCTTTACGATACCTGAAGTACCATTAAGTAGAGTTGTTTCATCACCTAAAATCATACAAGAATGATTTTCGAACAGGTAATCAGTTTCCCATTCGTTCCTGACATTAGGATTACCTACACTCTGTCCTATTGCGATATTCCATGCTGCTTCTCTTAGATTAGTGGAAGATTCAACTAGATATTCAGCAATAATATATTTTTGATCGTCATCTAATTGTTCAACGAAAAGATTCATTTAGAATCACCTCATACTTAGTAATATAATCTGAACAAATTCCAAAACAAGTTGACAATTTATTTGCATTGGATTCGTCGAAATTTAACTCAGGAAGAACATGAATTGAGTTATCGATTATATTTATACTAGGATAAGCCCAAATAACTCCATTACTCGTTAATGTAGCAATATCAGAATCGTGTGTGAAATAAATTAGATCAGAATAACATTTATTGAATAATGATAAACTCACTGTATCTTTACAGTGAGTCCACAATTTATCTTTTCTAGCCAATAACCAATCGATGTCAATCTTATGATGAGGATAATCGTGGCCCAGATATATTTCTGAATTATAGATTCTAACATCTATTTCAACATCATAACCGATAGAAATCGCATGATCAATATATCCTGGATCATTTTCGTAACATCTATCAGGTCCTGATAGATTACCACGATGAGATATAAATCTCATACTATTACGCTCTCTTAATCCCTGCTGGATAATAACGATTCAACCATTCTAATTCATCCTGGTGATCGTCTTCCGCATACCAACCTTTTCCAGTATATACGTTATGAACCATGGTGAAATAATGTTCGTACATTCTAGCAACACGATCTAAAGAAAAGTTAGCCATTGCCCAATCTCTACAATCTTGTGGATTGATCTTGTCAATATTCTTAGCCGCCCAAGAGAATTCTGAGAATGAACGACAACGATAACCAGTTACTCCGTGTAAATTATTCTCTGCGTGTGAACCCCAATCTGTTGTGATAATAGGACAACCTGCAAAAAGAGCTTCGATAGATGCTCCACCAAAAGGTTCGTTGAACATAGAAGGAAGCCAGAATCCCTTCGCCTTAGAGAGTACCTTCTTTCTATCTTCTGCATTAAGGTATCCGATAACTTCGATCTGACCAGGAATCTCTTTATATCCATGCTCCTCAAGAGAACCTTGTCCTGCGATCTTCAATTTCAACCCAAGTTTTTCACAGACTTGATAGGCAACATCAATACCCTTTCCAGGATAGATTCTACCCATGAATAGAAGATAATCATCTTTCTCTTTTGAAAATTCAAATTCATCTGGATCGAAATAATTAGGAATCACAGCATGATACCAGGATTCTTTGCACTGACCAACAGCTTCATGACCACCAACAGCAGAACGAATGGCATATGATTCATAGATTCGCCAAGGAGAGAATTGGCCTGTAGCATATCCAATACCAGGCTCTACGATAATCATATCGTCTACAAACGCATCACATACTGGTTTATTACCCCATCCCCAGAAAGGTAGAATGAAATCGTTTGGTTGTTTTCTCTTTTGAATTTCTCTAATAGCGTTCTTATAGAAAGTTTGATAAGCATGATCATTCATATCAAACTTAAAGAAATTCTTGCGCCAATCAAAATCACCATATGCTTTCTTAAAATCGTCATTGGTAACAACCGTAACATGTTCCGTACACTCTAGTTCGGAATCTTCGTGACCATAATGAATAACTTCGTGTCCACGTGAGACCATCATTTTCCCGAATTTGCGTGTCTTTTGTCCGTACGCACAAGCCGAAAATTCTGCATTAGTTACTACATGTGGTGGTGGTAGAATATGAAATCTAAACTTTTGACTCATTATAACTCCTAATTCAATTATAATATACTTGAGTATTTAGGTCAAAATTGACCAAATAAATTATACATGAGATAGAAATTTTCTAATAATCTCTAACCCACTATCCATCTACTATGATTGACTAGTAAATGTCTAATCATATTTATGCACTTTAAAAGTACATAATTATTCCAGCGTTATACTCCAAATGCGATCTTATATAAATCAATTTTAGTTGTAGATCCTGCTGCGGCGGATGCAATTAATCTTATATTTCCACCAGTGATATTGGTTGTATAAGTTACTAGAGGATTTGCTGAAGTATGTACTCTAGAGTATTCGGATATATTAGCTGTTGTTCCATTATGGATCAATAGAATTTCAGAACATTGGAAATTTGTGAGGTATGAAACTTGTAATACATATTTCACTGTTCTGAATGTAGATATAGGCGATTCATCGATAACAGTTTCTGTAACACCAATATTTGTGATTCTTTTACCAGAAATTAATGCTGGATCAATTGAAAGTTGTCCAGTCATTGTTAGTGTATTAGTTTCTTTGACCCATGTTAATCCTGTTGCCCCAACTACAGATGTATTATCTAGATACAACAATTCACGATTAGATCCAGAAAATGTTCCTGTCGCTCCAGTAAAACCAGTCGCACCTATTCCTGTAGAACCTTGATTACCTATTGTGCCCTGAGTTCCTATTGATGCAACTTTTACAGTCGTTGATGATGGTATTGTAACTGTTATATTTGACATTTTACTTTGTTGCGTTTGGTTTAACTTCTACAATTCCTTCAATAACTCTAGTTACAATAGAACCATTTGTTATCTCAACATCATAAACATATCTACCCGATTTATATGTTGCAGTTTGTGTTGCAGTAGCTGATAATGTTAATTTACCATCAGTTGGAGGAGAATCTATAGTAACAGTTAAAGGATATACGTTGAAATCCGAATAATATGATGTTCTTATTTTACAACTACCAGTATATCCAGTTAGATTCATCGATGAACCATCAGAATTATTTAATTCAATTGTTGTACTAAATGTAGCACCAGATTCTATCTTTAAATTAGTGTAACCTGCTGACATGTAATTTCCTTAATATTCCGTAATAGTTGTATTTATTGTATAAACATCATCTCTATCTGCTGTAGATGGATTGACGGAAACTGTTGTTGTTACTAATTTTTGTGTAGTATCTAATTCGTAAAAATTAGTAACAGCATTTTTAATAATCTTAGCATCAGAAATTGGTGGATAAATCCAAGAGTTTGCAACAAATGTTAACGTCCATGTTAAAATTCTATCATCTTCTACTGATCCTTCATATTCATCTGATTGTGAAACTGATGTTAAAGTAATTTGCACATCCCTCTTCATATCAATAGATGGTATATCGTTCAGAGTAATGGTATAAAAAGGAGTGAAATATGGAAGAATCTGTTCTATAATTTGTAGACCATCATCAATATATTTAACAAATAAATTAACAGTAAATTCAAAATTATAAGGAACTGGATTATACTGTCCAATATATGTTGTTTTTAACGTAGAAATACCGGAACCTGGTGCGATTAAATCAATTGCTGTTCCGGCTTCAGCTAAAGATTTAGAAGAAGCGAGTTTAATTGTATTGTTAGTCGTCTTAATTGTGTAATAAGTTCCACCATCAAAAAATCCTGTTGCTCCAATTGAATTTCCAGATCCTTTAATATAAGTTACTGATTGACCAGTTCTTAAATTATGTGACGGGATAGTTATGGTATTTTCACTTACATTAACGGCACTTGAAGCATTAAACGTCAAATCATTTTGTGGAACAAATATATTCTTTCCAATAGTTTGTTGTTTTCTTGTTGAATCATATGACATAGAAGTTAACTCAAACGATAATCTTGGAAGAATAACTTTTACATCAACATAATTATCTCTTCTCTGAACATCTTGTTGCTGTAACATCGTGATGGTTTTATCTGCAGATGCGTATGCAAGTGGAACTTTAATGGTTTTTTCTATCGATCCATCTTGATTATATCTTAAGACTCTTATATTATTAAATAGAGAACCAAAAGCTGCAGTCAGATTTCTAATTGTAGAGAAATAAAAGTTTGATGAATTTAACATTTAATACACATATTCCTTTATAATTAATTATTGATATTAGAAAAAGGATTTGACTCTGTGAAGTCTATTATAATATCGGATTTAGATTGTATTTTATCGTTCTTAGCAAATGGATCACCAATTCCTGTAGCACCATCATTATTATAAGTTACATTAACTTCATCTGCTTCAGTACCAGTGTCAATAGTTTCATTAGAATATTTAAATACTTCGCAAGTTAGAATAAAATATTGTCTCGCCCCAAGAGGAAATAGAGGATTCTTATCATCAACATATTTAATTTCGAAAAGGGATCTTGCTGTAGGATACATTATAAGATCACCTTCGACTGGAAGAACCTTTCCTACAATAGATTCAAATCTTTCTCTAGAAACAATTAATCTTAATCTATCACCTAGAGTGAATCCAAATTTAGAAATTAAAGCTCCGTCCCCAAGAAATGCTTCATAATTCTCTATGTACATTTCTATTACAAAATTTCTCTCGAATTTAGATATATAATCTTCACGATATAATTCATCAACATTAACAATAGTTCTTGGTAAATAAACAAAATCACATCCTGCAATTTGTATAGATTCATTTACCAAAACTTGGAGAAGATTCTGTTCTTCTGTAGAACCTATACCACGACCGGATTGAAAAAATTTATTAGTTGGCATGATTTATCCAATAAATAGATCCAACGGTAATTGTAAATCTTTAGTGAGTCTTGTTTCTAATTTTTCTATTTCAGTTATAGCTTCTGAATATATTGCATCACCATTAATTGTTATACCGCCTGGCAAATTCATATTTCCAAATTTCTTAAGATTCTCGCCCCATTGTCTTTTAATTAGAGCTGTAGCATATTCCTTAAGAAATTCGTCAGCCCAAATATCGTTAAAAGTATTGATATCTAATTTCTTGTAAATTTTCAAAACAATATTGGATGTTTTCTCTTTTAATAAAGAGAGCGGTTCGTTGAATCTAATTCTATTTGTTTTTCTATTAAAGTTAAAAGAATTTAATGGTGATAATGACATCTGCATAGTAGCAAGATACGACTTCATAGAATCTAAATAAGCTAAATTATTTCCTATAATATTTGATGTATTATAGAAATCGTTCATATAGAACTGATATTGTGCATTAAATAGATCGCCACTACCAACTCCTGTAGAAACGTCATTACCGACAGGAAGTGCAGATATTACAGAAAATACTTTTTCATCTAGAGTAATATATCCATTAGTTACATCCGTATTAGTTATAGGAACAATAAGATAATCTTCTTCAACGCCATCAAAATGATAATCAAAATATTTCGTTATGGCATCATCGATTCTATCATCAACTTGTTCTTCTGCAACATTTATTTCTATTACAGGAAAACCTAGTCTTCTTAAACAGTAATCGGAAAATTGTTCTCTAGTTGTTGGCGTTGCCATTACATACTCCTATCTTATTTATATAAATAAAGAGGGAACTCTTAAAGAGTTCCCTAAGAAATATGAACTTATAAATTCAATCAGCAATAAAAAAACTTAATTGTGATAATTGTATTGGCGACAAATTAACTGATTCCGGAAGAGACTCTACTTTAATAGGTTCTAGTGGAATCTCAATTTCTTCCTGTAGAAGAGGATTTAATTCTTCAACAAACATATTAAGATTTTCTTCAGTTACCACAACACTTCCTTCGTTCTCTACACCATATTTTTGCACTAACTTCTGTCTTGTTTCTTCTAGATTTGTGAGCTCAGAAGCTATTACTTTTAAAGCCTTAGAAATTCTGTATGCAATATTAATTGGTAAAGTGCAGTTTGATAGTGCAACCAACGCAGCTTCAGAATTTTTAAGTTGTCCTAATGTCAATTTCATTTTATTATCTCCTAAATATAGTTATGCACTAAATTTCTCAGCACACCATTCTTTCGTCATGAATTAAATTCATCAAAACTATTTATAGGAGACAATTTTGATTAGAAATATAATAATTTCTATTGCTTTTTGCACGCTTGTTTTTAGCTATGATACAAGCAATAGAAATGTAAACTGTATGACACAAGCAATTTATCACGAAGCAAGAGGAGAATCTTATATGGGGAAAATTGCAGTCGGACATATAATTCTAAACAGAATAAAAAAAGGATATGGAACGGATCCTTGTGAAATAGTTTCTAGTAAGAGACAATTTTCTTGGTATGGAAAAAACAATTCCATCAAAGAACGAGATAGATGGGATGAATGTTATAGATTATCAAAAAAGATTCTTGCAAATGAAACTCAAGATCCAACCAAAGGATCTATATTCTTTCATGAGAAGAGTATCAACCCAGGTTGGAAATATAAGAGAATA